CGATCTTCTTGGCATAGTCAGCGACTTTCGCCTTCTCTGCCTTCGCTACTTTCTCGTCACGCCATTGCGGAAGAACCTCGTTTAGCTTCCCACGCTCTTGCTCAACAAACTGTGCGACGATTCGCTGTTTGTCGGACTCTTGCGCTTGAAGCAACCGTTGCTTCTCCTCAACCAGTGCGCGTTTACGCTCCTGCTTGGTCCGCCACATTTCACGCTGTACTGCCCACTGTTGTGGGTCTTGCTGATAAAGAGCCTCCCAGTTGGGTTCTTGCTCTTGATCCTGAACATCAATTTGCTCAAGCACCTGCGTTAGCTGTGCGCGTTCCTGACGTATCTGATCCAGTTCTGTTTCCAGAGACTTTCGCTGATCCGCCAATGCCATCGTTTTACGCGTGTAGTCCTGAGTTCTCGAATACCCGCTCAACAATTCATCGATCGTTACCTCAACTTCGTCACCATCAACGCGGACGGTGTAAGTCTGGCTACTCCCTTCATTGTCGTCTTCGTTCGTTTCCTCCGAACCGGTTTCGGGGTCATATTCCGAGTCCTCGCTAAATTCCTCGGCTGACGTGTCCTCTACCTCAACGTCCTCTGCACTTGCTTCGGACTCTTCTACCACTTCTGCTTCTACGGGTTCTGGGGTCGCCTCTTTAGGCTCCATTATCCCGCCAAATACGTTTGCGGCTTGTGTTACTGATAGTGATCCAGTTTCTTGGTTGTCACTCATGGTTACATTATCCCTTATCTACGGTTTAGTTTGTCAAGGTGTTGTTTAGCCAACTTCCCCTTGTCCATCACACTAATGAGGTGTGATTCCACCTCATCTAGCATCCTGACAGCCATATACGCTTTCTCGCGTCTAGCTGTGTCATCTTCCGCCGTATTGATAAGAGACTCGATGTATCTGTTACGAACAGTAACAAATGCATCTTTGTATGTCTCGTTCTCGACGACGGATCGAGCCTTTTCTCCAAGCTCAATGTCCCGTCTTGTAAAAATCATTAGTCACCTCGTGGTGCGTTATTCATCATCTGTCTTAACGTTGCGCCGCGTTCGCGGATATTCAACTTCTCGCGTTCAACCTCTGCTTTCAACTGAGCAATGTCGATCTGCGTTCCGTACTTCGCCTGAAGCTCCAACGCTTCCATCGAAATCTTCGCATCCAGTTCGTCACGCTTGCGCTCGTCTTCCATGAACATCTTCTCGCGATCGAGGTTCATTGCGGCGATCCGCGCCTGAGTCTCTGCTTGCGTCTTCGCGATCTCGGCTTGCGCCAATACTTCTTCAGGGCGCGGCTTCTTCGGCTTCTGAGAGGCTTGAGCCATGATCTGTTGTGCTTGTGGTCCATTCGGGTCGAGGAAGTATGAATCCACGTCCTTGAGTCCCGCTGTCTCGATGATCTTACCAACGGTGTTGCGATACTGCGCCAAGGTGACCAGTGGGTTATCTAAGCCGAACTGGGAGATGATGTTCTCCTGACGCTCGGCAACTGACTGCAACAGCATCATCTTTTGCTCGTCATCCACGCCACCGAGTGCCACGTTCACTGTCACGTCGAAACCTGACTGCCATGCCCGTGGGTCAACCTGAACGAAGCTCCCGCGTAAACGGACCATCTTTGGTTGATCTTGATGAAGGATCGATAGCCGTAGCAATCCACAGAACAAATCGGTCATACCGGTTTCTGCGAAGATGCGCGCAATCAACTCTAGGTGTTGACGTGCCGCTGTCACGGTTGCCGCAACTGCTGTCTTGGTTGTGGATTGAAGCGCATCAGCATCTAAACCTGCCGCCGCTTTGTTGATCCCTGTCCGAGCCTGCTTCACTTCATCCATGTACGCCATCATCGGGAACGCTTGTTGTCCGACGAATGGCTGAGAGAATGACTGCACCATGTTTGGTGCGCGCATCCGGATAATCCCGCCGACTTCTGAGTTCAGCACGTCTTCCAAGTTTGCCTGACCCTCGACAACCGCCATCCGTGGATGAATCGATTGAGCGAGTGAGTCCAACTGATTCCGGAGGATGTGAGACTTGATGTTCTGGATGTCCATCGTGATGTCGGCAAGCGACTGACCGAAGAACGTGTGTGGCTCTGGGTCTGGGCAGAAAGCCGCGAATGGCACATGATCGCATGGCTCGTGACGCACAACCTTATGCGAGTCACCCATACAACAGACCTTGCGTAGCTCCGCAATGCCGTCTCCATCGTAATCCGCCTTCACATAGGCTTCGATGTAGAGAACACGCTTGTTCGAGTCATCTTTCGCGACGTAGTTCTTGAGCGTCGCCACTGGATTCCGGTTGTAGTATTCGCTGTTGGTGTCGAACTGGAAGTCTTCTCCCGCGTTCTCCATCACCATGTCGAAGTCATAACCCATCGCGACTAGCTCTGAAACAGTCGCCATCTTACGGTGAGCGACCATCGTTGCGTCGTGGATCGACTTCGCACGGCGGTCAATCAAAAACTCTTCAGGGGGTAACGCTTCGCACTTGATCTTGCCTCGCTTAGTGCGACGCTTGAGTTCCAAGTCGTAAGCCATTGGTTGCTCGAACGCGGCTTCTTGAAGCAGTTCGCCCGTCATAGGATCACGCACTTCTGGTGACACCATGACGGGTTCCCCGATTGGCTTCCCTTTGACTGCCGACGCTTCTACGTCTTCATCCTGAAGAAGCAGGTTCATTGCGGCTTGTGTTAAGTCGGTGTAGTTCTCGGTCGATACCTCAACGGAATCGTCCCAGTAGAACTTGATGATACCGGCCTTACGCACCAAAGCATCCTTGAACGCCTCATAGAGAATCTTGAATCCTTGATTCTCCTGCATGAACACATAGTTGATGTAGTCAGTTGCTTGTTCAGCGTGGGCGACATCCTCTGCACCGTGCGGCACAAACTCAACAACCTTCTCGCCGGACGTGAACACCTTCATCAAAGACGGGAGAATGGATTGTACAGTATCTCGTACATCCATCGAGACAACGGCAGAACGACCTTCCTCTTCATCGCCGAACGGTTCGCCTCGGTAATACTGGGACGCGAGGTTGCGATCGTTGGAAATGTTGTTGTCGATGTAGTCAATCGCATCATCGACTTCGGAGCTAATGATGCCCTCGAACTCCATGTCGGACATCTCGTTCGGGTTATCGATCTCGATACCCATCTCTTCAAGTGAGTCCATTGCCGCGTCGATCGCCGACCCGCGCTTATCGTCTTCGTTGTACTGATCCATCTATGTTTCCTTTAAAACGGTTGAAGCAAACCGGTCGCAGTGCGAACGAAGTCCCGCCCGTAACCTTCGTCCATGTATCCGCCCTGAGTATACATCTTAACTAAGTCTTGATCCGACAAGCGCGGTACGCGGAACTCAGAACCCGCAAGCTGTGAGATCGCGTTCACCGTGTCTGGTCCAATGAAGTCTAGTGTACCGACAACGGCTTCATTCAATGCTGATCCAACTTCAGCAGGGACAGCGAGCAACGGATTTAACTGCCCTTCAGGCGTTGCGGCTTCTGTCGCGAGTAAGCTAGCCACTGCACCGACTGGGGCGGGCGTGAACATTTGATTCGTGAACGTATCTCTAGTTGCTGTGCGTGTCTCTGGGACATCTGGATCGTATGTTTTGATCTCTAATCCTGCATCCTCTAGCAATCCTAGAGTCTGTGGATCGGTCCCTTCTGGAACTACCGCGCCTGAGTATTCATCAAGTTGGACGACGCGCTCTGGCTTAGACTCCATGTAGCCTACCGGAGAGTCCTGAAGCATCTTTCGATAACCTTTGATCTCTTGAACCAGTTCTGGAGAAGCATCTCCAAACCCGAACTCACGAAGAATCTTCTGAGCGTTACGATCATTCATTCCAATAATCATCTCGCCAACTTCATCAAGATAGCGGAATGAATCAACGTCGTACTGGTAAGAGCCTTTTAGCCTTTCAGCTAAGTCGAAAAACTTGTCTTCTGTCGCTTTCTTAGCTAGCTCCAGTGTCTTCTCATCAACAACGCTTTCACGGAGAGCCTTAATATCATCCAAACTTTTTAACTGCACGGACTCTGAGGCGCGTTGTGCCGCAACACCCGTCTGCCCCAATCCGCTTTCTTGGTTCTTGCCACCGCGTTTCGCCATCCAGTCGGCGACATTATCTGCGGTGTACTCGACTAGATTAGGGCGACCGGTCACATAATCTCGATTGGGGTTCGAGATAAAGTAAGTCTCAGGCTCTAAATACTTTTGAACCTGTTGGTTAGACCACTGACCAAACTCAGCATCCAGACCAGTAAACGCTTCATTGATTTTGCGGCGGTCGAGCTTTCCATCCGCATCACGGATATCAATCCCCATGTCATCAAGGAACTTAGCCTTTACAGTTGCTCCGCCTTGGAAAAATCGTGATACGTCTTCAAAGTTAGACTCGTTGACGTTGCCTTTGCGTTCTAATGCATCTAAAGCGTACTTAACCTGATCCGTGCCACCTAACTCTCGGTAATCCGCGAAGTCTTCTCCAAACTGCTTGTACGCGTCTTTCTTCGCCATTTGGACAGGGCTTGGCGCTCGAACCGTGTAAGCATCTGAGCTAAACGCTTTGTTAGCTCTAACAGATGGATCGAAGTTCTTGGGGTCGCCGATCAAAGTGATGTCGCCAAAGTTATCAAACGGAACACCCTCTTTAGTCACCCCGATAGATGGCATTGGAGCGCCGCCCATTTGCGCTTCACGCGCCAATCTTTGAGGACTTGTGTTGTGGGCAAAAAGTAGCCCTCTAACGCCGCTTACTACACCCATTACTTCTTCACACTCTTCTTACCTGAACACTGCCACCGCTTACGCGATAGCCGGAGGGGGGAGTTGGGGTCTTTGGCGGCTTTCGGGTATTGCTTCATTTGCTCATAGCTTCTGGCGCAGTACGCATCACCTTTGGGTGTGTTTGGGCGTACTTTTGCGCCTTTCGCACCATAGGACACCTTCTTGCCGGTCGAGGTCACTTTGACCTTCGCCTTACCCTTTGCCGGTTTAACCACGGGTTTTCACCTTCGCTTTCTTGGTGTTCGCAACAACCGTCTTGCCTTTAGCACCTGCCGCCTTCTTCTTCTTGGCGGTCGCCGCTCGTTGCGCTTTCGTTAATGATTCAGCCTTGGAGCGCGGTAAGCATCGATCGGGATTCTTCTGGTTCTTGGAAGTCCCGCACTTACCGGCAATCTTTCCGTCGGAGCCAATACGAACCCAGTCCTGCTTGAACCACTTATCTAGGCTCATCCCTTGTACTTCCCGCCGCGCTTCTTGTATTCGCGGACTAGCCACGCATTTGCATAAGCAGAAGGGTAGGTGTCGAACTTCGCCTTCGCCTCGGACTTTACGCGGCTATACAGCGCGGAGTTCGTCGGGGTCGGTGACTTGGTTCGCTTATCAGCCGCCATTAGGCTCTCCGCGTCTTGCTCTTCTTCGCCACTCCGGTAACGCGTCGTGACTTATTCATCTCCTTCGCCTTCTTTTCCTTCGCTTTCTTAGCGGCGGCTTTTCCGGCAGGCGTGTAAGCGTATTTCTTACCATCAACCATTGGCATATCAGATAACCCCTTTAATCAATCTCTTGAGTGGTTGAGTCCAACTAGAACCGCTAGATGACCCATAAATACCCACTGCCGCATCACCGGCTAAGGTAAGTATACACGCGTCCGCTAAATCAGGCGACGATAGACCGCGCTTCTTCATTTCGTCCTTCGACTCAAGCCGTAGCTTGCCGGAGGAGTTAAACGTGTAACGCGGAGACGTTAGCTCGGCCAACAGATCATCGTCCTTCGGGAGAGCGCACCCGCGTTGCTCCAACCAGTTCTTCATCTTGCCCCAGAGTTCCGCACGAAGGTTCACATAAGCAGACTTCATGGCCGGTGACTCGGAGACGTTAATCCCGATCGCCGGTAGACCGAGTTCGCGTAACCGATCCACAACGCCTGAACCCAGACCGATGGAATCGATGTAAATGCTCAACGGACGATCCTGAGTCTCCTCCGCGTCGTATTCATTCTTGATCGCGCCAACCAGTTGCATGAGATCAAGTCCCTGCCACTTCTTCACCTCGGTAATCACGTTTCCCTTCTTCTTAGCTAACGCGGACTTGTCCGAGCCAAAGCGCGCAACGTCGATCCCGTAGGTCACGGTCGAGAACTGATCGACCTCGATGTCACGGTTCATCGCTTGTTCGACAACCGAGAACGGAATCATCGTGTCGTCGTCACTGAGTGGGAACTCGCCTAACACGCGGACGCGGTACGCATTGCTCTCCTCGCCATACTTGATCGCCATCTCACGGACAAACTCCTGAGAGACGCGGCGTGATTTCTCGCAGTTGACGTGCAGGGTGAACCATTCATCCTTCAACCGGTTGTGCGTCTCATAGAAGTACCCGCTTGAACGTACTGGGTTCCCTAGAAGGACCGTAACCGCATTGTGTCCGGACATAGAACCCGCCGCCGCTTCAAAGACCGCTTCGGGAACACCAGACGCCTCATCCGCGACAAGCATGACGTTATCGGAGTGGATACCCTGTAACGCTTCAGGTTGCTCCGCTCGGCTCGTTCTCGCTGAGATAAACGCTTCAGTCGGTGACGGGCGCAACTCAATACGATCGGACTTCACCTCAAGCAGATCACGAAGCGCAGGGTCCATCTCCTTCACCCAACGCTTGATCTCAGCGAACAGCGCATCGAATAACTGCGAACTGGTTGGGGCCGTGACCACGACTTTCACGGGGTAACGCGTCAGCAGATACCAGAGCATCGCCCAACTTGCCGCAGTGGACTTGCCCACGCCGTGACCCGATCGGACGCTGATGCGTCGATTATTGTCAGCGATGGCGCGTAGGAACTGGGACTGCCAATCGTCTGGCTGTACACCGAAGACCTTCTCAACGAACAGCACGGGGTCGTTGCGATATTTCAGGATGAAATCGACAAATGGATTTTCAGAATTTGTGGCGTTGCTCATTTCGCTCCTATCCCCCACGGGGGTTCGTTGATGTGTGTCACGTTGCCGTCGTCGCCGCCCCGTCAAATAAACCGATGGGGGGGGTCATCGCGGCGGACTTATCCACAGATCGACGTTTTATCGTGTTCACTTTTTGACCAGTTGGCGATGATAACATCGTGACCTATCCACAGGCTCCGACCAACTCCAACGAAATCAATAACTTACGTCCCAACGTTGCCAAGTTACTTCGGCGCATAACTATCATTATGTTAAATCGGTAATCGACCGCCGGTCACAAAGTGGTCACGTCGCCTCGTGTGCGCGTAGTCCCGTCGGTGCGCGTTTTCTCCGTTAATCATTGCTTTCCGGTGTAATGTCCCTTGCGCTACCTTCGATCACATCAGGCGCAGTCAATCGCTTTATCGCTTCAAGATAGCGATCTCCAACGTTCACCTCGGCATTGATCTGCATCTTCTCGCCCCACAAATGCGGGTCCATGCGAGATGCAATCCATCTTTTGTTCTCTGCAATCACCCTAGCCCTTGCAGGGTCGAGGTCACCGCGACGCACCTCCGTTAGCATCTCTTCGATGTCAGAGACGTGCCACTCCGCACGACTGATCCTTGCGCGCTCATAGCGTTCCTTTCTCGCAGGATCACGATTAACCCAGTCAAATACTGTGTTGTACGCCATGTCCTTGCGCTTGCACCATGCATGAAGTGACTCACCTTGAGCCACGCAGTCCGTGATCTCGGTTTCAAGCGCAATCGGGTCTGCGCTCATCTCAAACCACCGTTCCCGTCGTTCTAAGTTCTTCGGCAACCGCTCACCCAGTTCACCTTTATGTACTTTACTCACCATACTCTACCTGTCTCTCTTTAATGACCGATTCCCAGAATGTTTGACGCATGGCTTCGATTGCCCCGTAAAGCATGAACAGGTCGCTCTCGCTTCCGCCATACCAGAACAAAGGCTCGCCATTCTCTTGAATAATCGTAAGCGCCATTCCACGCGGAATAATGCCACCCGTATCGATATCATCAGCCACATCAAAGAGCATCCTCTCAACAGCTTTCCGATTCTCGTCTTCAAAGTCTCTCGCATCGAACGGCTTCCCGTTTATCCCAATAACCTTATCTACCACGGCGCTTCCCCGTCTCCCGCTATATCCACATGAGTAGTATACGCGCCTGCGATCTGTTTCAAATGGGTCAACGCTGTTGGATTCTCGTGAGCCATCATCACGATGTCCGCTACCGTGTACACGATCACCTCCTCACCCAGTTCATGCCCCAACGTTGCCGCGACGTATCCGGCATCCTCCGGATTCACCACAAAGACGGCACGCAGTCCTTCTTGCGAAGTCTCTGAGCGCGAAGCGCGCCGGTCCTTCACCCGCATCTTCAGGTCAAACCAACACAGATCATTCGACGCGTACCCGTTTGCCATTGCTTCCTTCTCCAACGCATCCACGCCTCGCTCCATGACGCCTAACCGTTTCGCGTATTCAAACTCCTCCGCACTAACCTTCGCATCCTTCATCCGTCCCTTCGCCTTTGCGAACTTAGCCGCAGTCTCAGGACTACACTTCGACGCTAAACGGTCCAAGCTCCCCCAACGTGACACCGCCTCCGCTTTTCTGCGTTCCCAACTTGCAACAGCTTTCCGCGTCACGTCCGATGCATAACCTCCTTCGTCGGTCATGATCTTCGATGCATAATCATCCATATTCATTCCCTCAATTATTAAGATGTTCTTCGCGTAGCGATAACATCGAGCTATCTCATCGCGAGATGTTTCACGCAATTCTCCTGCGCGTTACTTTCGTGAGTCGTCACTGCGGAACGTCGTCAACGACAAGTGACGACTTCCGCATGACTGCGAGTAAGACCAACAACTTCCGCCAACCTCCGCAGACCCGTCCAAAACCATTGCGGAAGTTATCTATTTCCCTTAAGGGATTTTAACGACTTCCGCATACCCCAGTCTCAACTTCCGCAGACTTCCGCAGACTTCCGCAAACACCCCTAATCGGTCCCACGGTCTTGCTCAATTTGCTCCTCAATATCAATCGTATTCGGACAGCGGCCCACCGCTTTTCCGGTCTGATCCTGCAAATGTTTCACGCAGTCCTTCTTCCGAAGGGACTGAGGATGAAGCACGGACTCACGGTCTTCCTTTATCGCAAAAATGCGATCCCAGTTGCTTGCATACTTCTCACGGTCTACCGGTCTGTATGCGTCACCCTTGCCGCTCATGCGTTCTTCCTCCGATGGTCGGTTTAAAGATATTCCGATATGCGTAGTCTGAGTACGCAAATAACAAATTTGTTAAACCGGTAATTCATTTGCATTACTCATGTGTTCTTCTCCTTCAGCTTCCCCAACGCAGTCACAATCCGATACACGCCTGCTTTCTTCTGCATATCCTCATCGGTTGGATTGAGGAGGTATACCGCTTCCTCAAGTGCGTTTATCAGTTCATTCATTTCATCTTTGGTGAAACGCAAATCTATATCACTCATTCGCTCTTCTCCTTCAACTCAAACTCCAGACGCATCGCCTTCTCTTCAAGCAGATGCGCCTTCACGCGTTTCCCATAAGCGTAATGACGTAGCATTTTTATGTACGTTCTTTTGAGTTTCCTTAACACTTTCTCGCGGTTCATCTCAAATGGCTCCAAATCTTCAGGTTCACAATTTTGCTAACGTGCGTCTTCGTTACCTCGAACTTCTCAGCAATCGCCTGCAACGTCAGCCCTTCCTTACGCAATGCCCTGATGAGGATTACGTCCTCCGGATCGAGCTTGCGCGTGTTGTGATTGCGCCAGTACGGGTTAGTCGTCATACGGTCTTCCTCCTCAAGCGATCGACGTTGTAATGAATCACCGGCTCAATATCCCGACTGTCTCCACGGTCTACGCGTCCTCCAATCGTGATCGCGTCAGGCGCCTCACGCATCGGTATTGAGAACACCCCATCGTTGTAGCGGATAACGAATACTGCGGGAATATTTATGCGTTGCGACATCGCATTGATGTCGTGCCACTTGAGCAAGCTAAGGATGATCGTGTCATAGGTATCGTGGTTGACGTTGCGACATTTGATCTCAACAAGCGCCTTCACTCCACCGTCCTCCAGAAGCGCATAGTCCGCCTTATACGCAATCGGTAGCTTCTGGTATTCGTAACCCAACATCTTTGCGTATGCGTCGATCACATCGCTCTCACGCTTCAAGTCCTGCGCTGTCTCGTACATCACTCCCATGACGCCACGCTCCCCCACGCCTTCACTAGATACTCCTTGGACAGCTTCAGGTTCCACGATGAAGCGATCTCCGCGCTGTACCCGTTCACGCCTGTCCCTTCCGCGAGGTTGCGTCTACGCGTCAACCCATACTCGTCCCTGTTCAGGCGTACCCAACGCTTCACCGTGTAGATCGATGTCCCTGCGTCCTTCGCGATCTTCGTGTAGTTCCGCCCGTCCTTGTACATCTCCACGATGATGTCGATTTGATCCTTAGTCATTGCTTCCCCCTTGATCGGCAAATAGGTCATCCGTACACCCGAATACCTCGCACGACTCCTGACAGTTGCCTCGGTTCGGCTTCATGCGCTGATCCAGATATTCAGTTGGCACATGAGCATAGACGCGTTCAATGTCAGCCATCGAAAACGCATTGCGATAAATGTTTGGATTCGGTTCTTGCTTGTTGTCAGGCGTCCTTACGTCTTCACGCGACAACATTTCGTTGAACTGCTTGGCTAGCTCTGGCTCCTTACGCATCGCCAGTGCAATCTTGTTGTCGCCCTTCTTCAAGCAGAAGACGCAATTACCAAGGTAATCAGGAAGGTCTAGGTCAAACGGCATCTCGGACCACCATCCATTGATGTCAATCTTTGTCATTGGACTGATCTCTGCGAGATAGCGATAGCCCTCCCGCGCTAAGTTGATCCTGCGTGTTTCATCTGACCGAATTCCTAGCCACGTCACATAACTTTTCTTGCCGAACTGGTCATCGCAAAACTTCTTGTAAGGCGCTGTCTTCATCCGGTCTGTACAAAACGCTCCATGCGTATACGGAGTGCCATACTTTCGCGTCATATCGATCCACGGCTGAAGGTCTGGGCCACACTCGTCCAAAGTGATCTCCGTGTATTTCGGTCCGGTCCCAAAGTCCATCGATATATCAGTACGGATACATCGCAAGTCGATCTTAAAGTGATCCACGCAGTTCTTAATAAACTCATACGTCTTTGGATGCTCGGCTCCGGTGTCCATGAAAACGTAATGGACATCATCCATTTCCCCGTTCCGACGCATCTTCTCCATCAGATAAACCATATATGCGGATGTTCGACCTCCGCTGAAGCTCACTACGTTAGTCATTCACGAACCCTCTTTCTTCTTTAATCTCTGACGTGGGCGTATGCATGACGCATAACCCCTTCTTCTTCGTGTTGCCGCTTAACATTTCAATCGTGATGTACCCGTGGTCGATCCACTCGCACATCGCCTTGTTCGCGGCACGTTTTGTCATTCCAATGTTCTCGGTCATCCAACGGACTAGATAACGGTCGCCGGTCTGACTGGCGTTGCTGAACGGGTTCTCGCGATTCCAACGTAGCTCGATCTCGGCAAACGTCTTATCGATCTGCTCTTGGCTAACCTCGTCCTCACGTCTCCGCGCTGACTCGACCTCCGCTGTACGGTCCTCAAGCAATCCATTGTTACCACGTCCGTAATAACGCACGTCCCTGTCGATCAGGTCATTCGCCTTCACGACACACCCGCACACGATCGACTGCTTATTCAGCGGTAATGCAAGCGCCTTGCACGGACCGATCTCCGCGTCACCGCTGATCGCCCACATCGCGTACACCAGACGCGCACCATCGACCAAGGCGGTTGAGCCTCTAATCGCTTCACGCGCTTCCTCGGCCACTGTGATGCCTCTCAGACCATCTTTACGCATATGGTGCGCAACGATCAGCGTGGCTCCGGTCTTCGCGCAGATAGAACTCATTGCGGTCCACCACACTTGCGCGGCTTTCGGATCAGCGTTTACGTCTGCCCAACAGAACGCTTGCAGTGGATCGATAATCACCAACGCCACGTCACCCATGTTGAGCAACTGATCCATCAGGTCGTGGTAATGCTCGGTCATTGAGACGACGCCCATTCCCTCGTTGATTAAAGCGATGGCTCCCGTCGCGTCGGGTAACGGCACAACAACAAGATTCTCCGACGCACTTTCCAGTTCATCACGCGTAGAGATTTGAGCCAACCGCCGATGGACCGAATCCGCGCTATCTTCGGCGGTAAGGAATACAACCTTTCCACCCTTTGTGATTCGCCCGCCGAACGCGAACGGAGCCACTTCAAACGGATCATCTCCCTTAAAGAGTGCGACTTTGAGAGCCAGATCGAGAAGCGCGAATGATTTTCCGATCCCTCCCGAAGCCGCAAGAAGCGCGGGGACTCCCGAAGGAAAGATGCCCTCGACCAAATACTCCATCTCTGGCGGCTCGCCTTTAAAGCGACCGACGTGCCAGTCCTCAAGATGTAAGCGCGTCTGACGCCTCTCCTCCGTATCCTGCGCCATTCTGACAGCCTCTCGCAGAACCTTAACGGTCTGTACAGACCCGTCGGCGTAATCGTCATCAATCTCTTGCTCTGTTTCCTTCGACTCATCGTATCCCCCCGATGCGTTTTCCTTGATGCCCATTGCTTCCATTTTGGAACGAACGTGGTTCAGCGTATCGAGATCACCGCGCTTCGCTCTAGCGAGTTGGTATGCCGCTTTCTCGGTGAACGCGCTGATGCCTCTCCCGTCCTCTTCTAACGTGCGACCGTTTCTGGTTGCCACTCGCATCTCATACAACGGCCACCCGTGTTCAATCAGGTCGTCCAACGTTGGCATCGATGCCGTGGATTCGTAGTACGACAGGATCGTTGAGACGATGGTTTTCATCATCACGGCTTCACGTCCGTCGTCGTACTGGCCGAACGGATTGGTTGTCGTGGATTGCAGATGCGTGTCACTTGATCCCGTGACACCCCCTTCTACCATCGCCAGAACCCAGTTCGGTGCATCCGCGATGTCGTCCATGTCATAGGTGTAGCGATTACCTGACGCGTGACGGCTTGGCGCGGCAACGACAAAGCCACCTTCGCCTCGCACGTCAATGCCTCTGCCGATCAGATTGGTGTCGGTCTTCACATGGAACCCGTTAGGCGCTCTCAGGAAGATGTGCTTACCACCTGATCCGGTCTTCGCTGTTGCGGTGATCGGTAGGTCGTCATGCGCCATCTGAACCTGATCGAGCGTCTCCAGTCCGGTCTTACCCTGACCCGTGTCCACGTCGATAACAAATATGTTATTGCTGACTGAACCGGTCACCAGTCCAACGTTATGGCTATGCTCCATACCATCGAACCAGACAAGCAGTTGATCGTCGTCCGCTTTTCTCTTGGTGAAGCGTTGCCAGTTGATCGCCGGATGCTTGCCTGCGTTCTTACATTCTTCTTTCTTCTTGCAAGTGCAGATGCCGGAATCGTCAACCGTGTAAACCGGTATGACGCTGAAACCGAGTCCCGCGTAATATCTGGCCCACTCCAGTAATGTGTTTGGTTTTTCCATTCTTCCCACCGAGCTATTCTATTTATCGAAAAAACGCCCCCCGAAGGGGGCTAAGTCACCCGCTTATCAGGTCGTCTTCCTAGCTCGACTGGAAGTTGGTTTCGTGTTGAACAATGTATTCAACACATCAATGCCTTCGCTGACCGCCATATGACGTTCCGAGTTGGCAAATTGAATGTTCGACCGCTTATCGGTCACCTTGAATACCGCTTGCACTTGGTCTGGGTTAATCAAGACCTCCGTGCAGTCCGGTGTGCTGAGTCTTACTAGCATCGTCATTCCCTTAGAACTCATCGTCGTCTGCCGGAGCAGGCGTTGGTGCGGGTTCAGGTTGTGGTGCAGACTGCACTACATTTGCCTCCGTTGTACCGCCTGACAATTCCGCAGGACGATCGACCCACTTCACGATCTCGAACTCAGGGATACGCGTGTTCCCCTTGCCAACCTTCTGCGCTTTCGCTCCGGTGATTTTCACGACCGGCGCTTTTCCGGACTTGAACTCCGGATTTGTTTCGCATTGGTTGTAGAGTTCTTGGATGAACGTCAGATTGCCAAAGGTGTTTGCGCTGAACTCACGGACAGGCTCCTCACCGAATAGCTTGGTACTGACGACACTGATCGCGAACCCGATCTTGTAAGTCGGATTACCAGTGGCATCCTTCTCTTCAGGTTGTGGCGCTCTCTCGGACAACGATGCCCACGGCAACCAGTCACGACCCATTGAGTCAATCTTCATCCATCCAAGCTGTAATCCGTGGACATCAAAGACGACTGGCGCATCCCAAGTAAACTCAGTCCGACCATCGGGTGAACTCATCTCCCATGAATTGATTGATGGACTGAAACGAATGTACGGCTTACCCTCACCGCCTCCTAGATTTAATGGCATATCTATTTCTCCTCTTTAGTGCTTTCGATTTGCCGTGTTGCATCTTCTACGATCTGGTCGAGCGTTGGCTCTCCCTTCCAGTAGAAGCTCTCTTCGTCGTGCGGAACTGCGTCCACAAGATCGAATGGGTTTTCGCTGAGCCTCAAGAACTTGCTCATGCGAATAATGGTGTTCTTCATGCGCTTCAATTCGCGGTTGTACGTCTCGTCGTCTAAACGCAATATGTGAAACGCCTTCGGCTTACCCTCCTCCTTCGGACTGACATATGCGAAGTAAACGTCGGGGTTATTGCCGTGCGCTCGCTTATAGAAAGCCGCTTGCATACCGTGAGCCGCTGACCACTCACTCGGAATCCGTGCAGTGGTTTTCAGGTCCACGATCGTGTGCTTGTTCGCATCGTTCGCGAACAGGAAGTCGAGATAACCGATCACGTCGATCTTCTCGTGCGTCTGTTCGCCATACCTGCATGGCAGTCCAACTTCCCACTGACCGTTGAACGTGGTGTTCGTTGGCGGCAACTGAGGCTGACCCACGCCAAACTCGTTCTTCAGTTCGAGCAAGCAGTCAATGCCATTGATGATGTAGCGGTACAGCTTCGACCGCTCACGCTCAACGTCTTCGGCGAAGTTGATGCCACCCTTCATGCTGTCGAACTTCTCCAACGCAATGTCGTGACACTCCTTCGGATCAGCGTTCTTGAAAACGTATGCGTTCAAGCCTTCTTCTGTCGCGATACCACGCCAAGCCGACGGTCCCGCAGTAAAGCGATGACCCATCAACGCCTTCGCTATCCATGCTGATGGACTGCCCGTGAACATATTCACGGCACTAGGCGAAAGATGCATGACGCCATGATGTTGAAACGGATTCATTCTTCTCACTTTCCTTATCGGGCTTTCAAAGCGGAACCCGAATCTATCTTTTTTAAGTGCGCTCCGCAAGCGCATCCGAACGCGATCACGATCGATCGCATCCGTGTCTTCTAAATCCGCGAACGGGTTTAGCGGGAGGATCGGCACTCGTTCAATCCTTTTAGTATGTGAGCGATGACTGGAATCGTCCAACCATTCCCTAACATATGATGACGCCTACACTTACTAACATAGTCCGTGTACCCCTCTGGAACCCCCTGTAATCTCTCTGCCTCAATAGGCATCAACTTTGTCATTTGGTCCCGCTGTGCGTTCAAGTAGTAGTTTTTCGAGTGCGTTATGTTAGTTGTTAAGGTAAAAGCCTCCGGAGAAACTACCGTGCGAAGCGAGTCTAGCTTGCGTTTGCCTGCCCATTCTTTTTGCGCCCAAGGAAGAACGTCAAACCACAATCGATCAGACTCAAGAACTTCTGGAAAGTCGAACGCTCGTTTCTCAGGTAGTGCAGCGATTGGAATGTTTGTCCAATAAAGTCGCTCGCGGTTTTGTGGGACAAACTTATTGCTATTGATTAAAACAGGCTCCAAGCCAAGCGCATCTGAAATGATGTCAGCGTTCTTCTTCGACATCTTCACGTTTTCTAGCAAGAAGTATTTTGGTTTTGTCTCCTCCATGATGCGTTGAAACTCCCAGAATAATTGCCCTCGTTTGCCAAGAAAACCGTCCTGCTTACCTGCTATCGAGAAATCCTGACAAGGGCTACCGGCCAACAATAGTTCTGGATCGAATGGGACTGAATCCGCTGTAACGGTCGTTACATCGCCAAGCTGAATAATGTCCGGATAGTTCGACTGAGACACCTTGATCGCATATTTGTCTATTTCGGATGCTGCGTAATTAGAGACAAGAACGCCTGCGCTGTCGAGCGCAAGTCGTCCGCAACTCATCCCATCAAATAGAGAAAGAGTATTCATCTCACGTCCCCTCGATAATCAAAATCGTTATTTGTTGCAAAAGTCCTTGCTTCGCTGTGGGACTTAAAAACCAAAAGCTGACAGCCTGTATCCCAACGATATATGTAAACGAAACCTTTGGCAGAATCCTGACGGCTGTTGGCATTTCTAACGTAGTAAAGGGACTTCATTACGCCGCCCTCCGTTGATTCATGCGCTCACCTTTGATTTCGCTCCAACCCTTGTTGTTGCGACCGATATACTCATTCAGCGTGACAAGACCGTCTGACTTACGGGAGTAAAAGATATCGCCCTTGCCTTGTTTCCAGAGAACGGTGCGAGCCGCTTTCTGCGCTTGCTTGTATGTGCCGACAGGCTCGATGCCGAGGTCGGAGTGCATCATCCAACAGTTGAAATACTCTGAGAAGTAAACCGCGATTTCATTGTGGGCTTTCTTAACTTTCATGTTTTTGACTCCAATAGTCAATGAATGAGTCTTGATAATAATCGCTGTTTGTTTCATTTGCAACACTTATAGAGAAAAAAATATCAGTCACCGTCTTCATGCATCTTCGCTAGCACATTCAACCGAGCAACTTCTAGTGTCACGCTTAGGCTAAGACCGCCCTTGACTCGGTACTCGAAGTTCTCATGCCAATCCGGATCACGGCATGGCATCCAATCGGACGACGAACCATACGCGGATCGCGTAGGCTTTGGGCGAAACTCGATCTCCGCTCCATCGGCCCACGCGTGGATCACGTCAGCGTGTTGATGCCTAGCTTTCATCTGCCTTGAATCTCTCAATGCAAATCGTGTTGGAGAGAAACTCGTTCTCGTATTCAGGTTCGCACACCGTGAAGTTGTTAGCACGGATCATCAGCGACACCGTGATGCCGTTCAACTGGCAACCGTTCGCAAACTTGATCGCTTCTTCCGCGTCAGTGAAGTGCTTAGTCTTCATACTTATCACTCAACAATAACCAGAGAGCGAAGACAAATGTTGTCAGCATCATTAGTTGCGCGGCTTGTTCCGTAAAATACATTCGTATCCCCATAACCCGATAAGAGCGGCTTCCGCTCGACCGTCATCCTTGACCCGCTTGAACCGATCCGCGTGATCGGGCCACTTCGCAATCGCGAGTTCACGCGACGACGTTTTGTCGCTTCCAAGATTGAAGTGCTTCTTCCACTTCTGCGGCCTAACGCCTGTCACGTCAGGCGTCATCACCCATGCAATCGCTTCAGCGATCCCACTTGCTTGCCCAAACGCGAACATCGAACTGACGCCTTGGTTCGGTCTGGCTGTGACGATCTCAACGAAAGCGTGTTCAAGTTTCTCGAACTGGAGCAACAAGTACAGCGCTCTCGCGTCAATGCGTCGCTTCTTCTTTCCGCCTACCACCTTGGAAACCGTGGGCATATCGTGGACCTCGACAAGTTTGTCTCCATCCAACAGTGCGATGCCCCCACTGATGCCGACATCGATTCCTAAGATCAAACGTCCTCCTCCGCAACTTCGACAGAAAGTCGTTGGATAGCATCACGAATTGCAGTGACGCTTGCCTTTCTTGGAGAAGAAACGTTTTGACGCCATCTCCAGAAAGTAGCGCGACTAACACCCGCTTCTGACAACACTTTGGCACGGCTCACCCCCGCCTGTTTCATCTCGTCTTGTAGTTTATAAGCTACATCGAACGCTTCTTGGTTTATCACTTAAAGTAGTCCTTTGGAAATAATGACTTGTTGCAAGTGTAACGCAAGACGACATCGGACAACATGGCAAGCACCGTGAAGAACGATGCGGCCACAACGAACACAACCATGAAGATAAACGCCTCAACCATTTGCTTTGTCTCCTTGCATGATCGCTTCCTTCAGCTTGCCGTCCATCTGATAAACGTAGATGCGAGTGACGTTGTACATATCCATCCACGTTCTCGCGACATAACGTGCCGCGCCTTGGAGTTGGTGACGCTCATACGCCATTTCGATCCCCTCGTTATCGTGGCGGATCACTTCCCATTCCTTGTGATACGGATTGTACTTCACGACAACGTAGTAAACCGCTTCAACGCGTGGCGCGACTTTCTTCTGCTTGACGCGTAACGCGTCGATCATCGACTTAAAGTCCATTGTTATTCCCCCTTTAATTAAGTTCGAGCGAGTAGGTTAATCACCATCAGTTTCATATGCAACACTTATGGATAAAAAAATGCCCACCGAAGTGGGCGAATTGTCGTGTAGGGGGCTACACGATGAGGGAACTGCTACCCAAGCAATCCATACGGTTTCGTGAACCGCGATGGAATTGTGTAGAACTTTGATGTGAACGGCTGATACTTGTACTCGCGTGGAGTGAACTGCGGGAAGGCGCTTTGCTCGCGTTCTTCTTCAGGTGTTTGCTCTGGAACGATCAACGGAGCGCGTTGCCCGCCATCACCGTCGCCACCCATTTGCGCCTGACGTGCTTCGAGTTCCGAGTAAGGGATCAAGTTCTCTCCGATCATGCCACTGAGCAATCCACCCTGTGACGTTGAATACTGAAGAGGCTCACCACCGGCAAGTGGTGTGTATTCCTTGGTATCTAATCGACCAACGAAAGGCGTAATGCCCATCGCACCGGCGATCGCATTACCGAATACATCGCCAAGAACGTTGTCGCTTGTCTTCTGAAGCGTTGTCTGTCCATCAAACCGCTCAAAGGTTCCTGTTACTGGATCGAATACGCCTGCACGTTGCTCTTGTGAGTCGAATAAGCTACCAACACCTGCGATCGCTTTCTCAAGGAAGTTGCGATCGTCTGGCGTTCCGGCAGGAACCGGAGAACGTCCCACGTCGAACTGCATAATTGAGCGACCAGTCAACGGATCAACTGTTGCGGCAGGCGCGCCACCTTGGAACGAAATCGCATCAGGCGAGTAAGGTGAAGCCGTTAATCCGCCATAACCGAACATCTGTTGCGGTGAACGCTGATAAGACTCGTATGGCATGACAGCGACTTTGCCACCAACGGTTAGCGGTTGATTCAATAACGTTGGAGCGAACGTAGGGGCCATTGTCGGAACAGGCGCTTGAATTGCGGCGGGTGCAACTGTTGGAGCTAATACAGTGCCAGTGCCAACAGGTGCACCCGTTGGAGCTAATACAGTGCCAGTGCCAACAGGTGAAGGCGCAGAAACGGGTGACCCTCCTCCGCCAGTCGCTCCTCCCGCTCCGAATACATCCGTCCCTGCGGCAATCGAAGCAACAGCATCGTTGTATGCGTCTACAACATTAGCAGTCCCAGAAGATGTGCCGAAGCTCGGCGTTGAGCTAGGCGGAGAATAGCTTGTTCCGCTACCGCCATTAGGTGTCGCATCAATCGAGTTGGGGATACCGTCATTATCATTGTCGTTACCACCACCGAAGTTAGAGTCGGTGTTCGTACCCATGCCGACAGTGGACGTGTCATAACCAGAATCCATTGAGTCAGCGTCATCAGCAGAATCGCCTCCGCCTCCACCGCCGCCATCATCACCGCCAAAGCAGAAGAGCAACTCCTCCATTGGATTATCGGATGGGTGTAATGCGTTTAATCTCATTGCGCTCTCCTGAAGACTCTGGCGTCGTACCCTTTGGCTCTGCGAAACATTTTAGCAGAATAAATCTGTGGGTATCTGCGCCCGAACTCTGTCTTAACTTCCTTCAACACTTCTCTTGCGTTCCCGTATGGCGCAATGAAGTCGATGAACCATAGCTCACCCTTCTCACGCATAAAATCAATCGACTTGAGCTTACGCGTCTTGTTTAGATAACCCTCGACCTGATGCTCATACAAGAACGCGTAGGTCGAGAAGCCAACAACGTCGTCGCCGTCCTTCACGATGATCGCCTTACCAAACCGGATCGGCGCTTCAATCAATCTGCGGACCCCATCTTCACTGATGTCGCAGTGGTACGGGGAATCCGCGAGGAGTTGGGCTAGGTTACTGGGCAAGTAAACCACCCAATCCCATGCGACGCATTTGGTCGTCAGTATAAATAGTCACCGGCTTGTCTTGAGCCATTGACGTGCCAAGCCCAAGTCCACGACCCGCAACACCTGACGCCTTAGTAACAAACTCACGTCTTGCTTGAGCCGGAGCAACTTGGCGAACACCTGACATTAACATTTGTTGTTGGATCGGGTCTGTTGTCATCAATGCGCGACCCGTTCTGACGCCAATGTCAGTCGCCGTAATTGGCCGAAGAAGCTCATCAGCGACACGCTCTCCGATAGCACCAACATACCCAACGTTTTCTGCGCGTCGGCGCAATCCCTCAACCTCGCCAAGCATTGATTCATCTGCCAACTTCTCAGCGGTAGTTGATCCACCCGTGATTCGTTGGGCCGCAGAACCCATTTCGGCTTCACGGCTCAATGCGCTCATCAAACTTTGGTAAGACTGGCTTTCTGTTCCACCGGTCAACGCGGCTATGCGCTCTTTCATGTTTGCGTCGGTTGAGATGTTGCGAGCGATGTTTCCTGTTTCTCGGCCATACTTTTCGCCAAGAGACTGAACCGCAGACTGAGCAAATGCTTGTCGCTGTGACTCAGTTGCATTATCAACGAACTTCTTCACCTCAGAAGGCGACATCCGAGCAAACTTTGACCCCTTCTCAAACGCTTCAATAATTACTGCTGAGTCGGAGAACTTGGAACGCGCATCAGCGTAGCTCGGCACACCCCTTTCTGGATTGCCGGTGAACTTCTCATCCATCTTGGCAACAAACTTCTCTTTAAAGTCTGACAAGGATGCCGCTTTTGATGTCTTTTTACTGACCTTGGCTGAACCAATGTCGTCCCCAATCTTTCGGACAAGCGTCTCAAAAAACGCAAATGGCGCAGTTGCTTCAGGATTGTTCTTCAAGAACTCCATTGCTTCATCATAAGTGCGAGGCATCGCTCTTACTTGAGCCTCAGTCAGTTCACCAGTCGAAAGACGATTCATCATCTCATCAACAGCTTCTTGATAGTTGTCCCTAACCGCAGGTGCGCTAAGCATTGCTCCAAAATCTTTGACGCGCACATCTCGATACTCTGAGCGTAATGCGTCGTAATCAGCCTTCGCGTTAAGCGACTGCATGGTAGCGATCTCATCAGGATCAAGAAACTCGTCAATGCGAACACCAAGCGACGAACGAACAGCTTCACCAACGTCACCAAGGACACGACCACGCGCGCCCATAGTTCGCTCGCCTAAAGCTTCACCGACCTCTTGACCAAACTCAGGAACGGCAACACGCGCTCCACGAACAGTGCGCTGTGCCGCCTCACCCGAAATATCGGCAAGAGTCTCAGGTCTTACGTCACCAATAGCGGCGCGTTGAGCAACTCGTTCAGAAACTTCAGGGATGCGTTGAGAGCCGATCGCTGAAGCAATGCGCTGAGACACAAGCTCATCCGGAGATTTCCCGAACTGACGAATTGCTGTTTGACCCGCGCCAGTAATCAGCGGAACCGCAGTCCCGCCTAATGCTGATATCGCACCGCTTTCTATTGCGCTCTGCGTTCTATTAGCAAGGCCACCTTCGCCAGTCCCAAAGCCGTAAACAGCACCTTCGGTTAAACCTGTTGCGCCAGAGCGGACAGCCGTGCCTAGAGTTGATGGCGCGCGCGAAACAGTTTGCGCCCCACGCATTGCGGGGAACGCGGCTTTCGCAGTACCGCCAACAATCTTCGCAGGAAGGCCCATTGGCAAGGCAAGTGTTCCAACACCTCCTGCAATCTCAGCGGCAGTAGCTCGTAAAGGATATTCGCCTTCATAAGCCGCTTTGCCTGCACGAATGCTTCGCAATTCTTTGTCGTAATCCGCCCCACCCAGTGACTTGATATAGGCTTCGGCCTCATCTGCAAACCCTAAAGACAATCCTTGAGCAAAAGAACGGAACCAACCAAAGTCCGATTTGTTTGCATCGTATTGCTGAAGCATTTTCATGAAGTTGTCTTTGTTGACGCCTAACGATCCCGCTTCTTTTAGTGCTGTTTGGACGCCGCTTCTGTCGCCTCCCTTAGCAGAACGAAGAGCGTCTCCAAGTAACTTGTCAACGCGCCCTGCTAATTCTTCGGTCTGCTGTTTGCTCATTTAATCGCCTCAACCTTAGTTTGCGTACTGTTGCATAATAGTATCAATCGTTGCCGCGTCTTCCATTTGTGACTGAGCATCTCGCTCTGCCCCAAGAAGATTTAGGCTTGGAGTGGTAATCACTCGATCTGGCCTCAGTCCTGAAAGACTTAACTGCTGAGACTTGCGCTGAACAGCATTGCTATACTCGTTGGCCGCCAACTGCGCGTTCCGTCTTGCTGAGTCAAGCAAAGAGTTACGGAACTTGTCATCAAACCCTTGCCCCTTCGCCTTCTTAAGAAGCTCGTTGAACCGAGATTCATATCCCTTGAACTGGTCAGTCATCGTGACTTCACCTTCACGAACGACGGATGTCGGATCAAGCACCTTAATGTACTTAATCAGCAACGCGTAATCTGAGATACCGCCACCAGTTTCGGCTTGCTTAACCATTTCGTTGTATGAGTTCACAGACGCGTAACGATCTCGATACTCATTCTTGAAGAACTTATCGCTTTCAGCCAACTCAATCGTTGTCCGCTTTTCTGGGTCGATCTGACCTGAGAACGCTGAGTCTCGGCTTGATTTGGCTAAAGCCGCGTAATCTGCCGCCTTATCCGTTAAACCTGCTTGAGCGTGTTGTTGAGCAAGAGCCTCGTATCTCAAAGCTGTTGCAAACATCTGCTGATTCGCCTCGGGCAGATAAGACACTTGATCCATCATTTCTTGTGGGACTGAAACCTGTCCAACCCCTTGGAGCATCTCTAACTCTTTCTGCTTGCGGTCTACTTCGCGCCGGTATTTATCAAGCTCAATCTGCGTAGACAGATCAGCCATCCCACGCTTCTGCGCCGCGTCCATCACCTGCTGACCGTATTGGGTCGCACCGATAAAGCGATCTTCGCCTCGACGGACTGGACGACCAATCGCCTGCATCGTTGCGAATAAACCTTGAAGCGCCGCTTCGCCTTGAACGTCACTCAGCAAACCGCCGACACCCTGTTGATCGCCTCCAAGCAAACCGCCAACGCGTTGCGACACTTTAGACGCTGTGCGCTGTTGGTTTTGCGATCCCTGAAGACCTGCCTGACCGAGTTGCGTCAAACCGGCAACTGGGGACACCGGTTGCGGCATAGGGCGAGAAGTCGCCATTGCAGTAGGTTGCGCGTAAGCTCCACTTGCAAACTGATTCGCAAGATACTGTTGATTGCTCATCTGGTTCGGAACCAATGGATTCTCGGAGATCATCCGCGTTTGGCTTAAAGGCGCTACTCGTATTGGTCGAATCATGTTAGCTCCTTAACCGAAATTGAAGACATCGCCTAATGCGCCTGCCCCT